CCCAGTGAAATATCTATCACCTTATTACGGAATCACGTCTTATGACGGTACAAGTAAAAATTCTAGTGCATCAAACAGTCAACGTAGTTATGGCTTTTGGGGAGTGCCACCGGATATTGGAGCAAAAGTACTTGTTATCTTTGCTGAAGGTGGCGACGGATATTGGATGGGCTGTATTCCAGAAGAACATACAAATTTAATGACTCCGGATCCGTGGGTATCTACTACGTTTAACGATTCAAATAAAAGTAAAAAATTACCAGTTGTTGAATATAACAAGAAAACTGAAAAAGGTACATCTAGAGATAGTACACAGTTTATTAAACCTACTAATACTGATGCAGTAAACACGTTAACAACACAGGGACTTATTGACGATGAGATTAGAGGAACTACTAGTTCAAGTTCTCGTCGAGAAATTCCAAGCACAGTTGTAGGTCTTAGTAGCCCAGGACCGCAAGACAGGCGACCGGGCGCCCCTAGAGTAAACTATGGTGAAAACTATGCACAAACTTCAGTTCCTCAAAATAGATTAGGCGGAAGTAGTTTAGTATTTGACGACGGTGATGCATCGCTGTTGCGTAAAACTCCAGCGAGCTCAGGACCGCCTATTTACGTAAATGCAGAAAAAGGTGAAAAGGGAGGTGATCCTACTTTACCCCATAACGACTTAGTTCGTTTGAGAACACGTACCGGGCATCAAATACTTTTGCATAACACAGAAGATTTAATTTATATAGGAAACGCTAAAGGCACTACTTGGATTGAATTAACATCTAATGGTAAAATAGACATTTTTGCTCAAGATAGTGTTAGCGTTCATACATCTGCAGACTTTAATGTTAAAGCAGACGGAAATGTAAATATTGAAGCCGGCGGCGACATAAATTTAAAAGCCGGCGGCGATGGAAGACTTACAGCAGCAAATACTCATATTAAAGCTGGTACTACTTTTATTGATCAAAACCTAAAAGTTAATGGTGCATTAAATGTTACAGGAAACATAGGTACACCTTCTACAGTCAATGCAGGAACATTAAGTGCGCCGACTACTAATACATCAGTTAGCCCCGGCGGATCAGCAGGAGCAGGCGGCGCAGCAGCAACCGAAGCGTTACCGAGCCAGCGTGTTCCAGAACACGAGCCGTGGGCAGGCCACGAAAACTTATTCAATGTTGCAGCAAAAACTGCTGACACATTTAAGAAAAGTGTGAAACGTGAAGTTACAGCTAAGCCGGCAGTTGCCAGCGGTGCAGATGACAGTGCAGCCGCACAAAACACAGCAGCAGCCAAGAAGGAAAAGGAAACAGGAGTTACGAAGCCTACCGCTCCAACTGCTATCCCCGATAAGGTAGCAGAAGCTACAAATGCAGTTAAAACAAACATGAGCAGTGCTAGTGTAGGCGGCTTAATAAATTCAGTAGCAAATGCAGGATCTATGGCATTTAGTACAGTGCAAGGAATTGTTAAAGACATAGATACTAAAATCGGCGGATCAAGTTTCTTAAAAAGTATTGCTAATGTAGGAGGAGCAATAGTACAAGACGTTGCAAATGCTGCCTCAGATATGTTAGGATTACGAACTACATTAGCCAAAGGACTTACTCCAACTCCTCTTATTCAAGTTCCGCAAGTTAATGCAGCTAATGCATATGGGTCTGAATCAGATAGAAAAATTATTGCAGATGTTGGTAGCGGTGCAATTAAATCAGGGCAAACTGTTACAATGGCAAACGGTGACAAATTATCAGTTACTGAAGTAGACGGTAAACCGACACTTTCGAAAGTAGGTTAAATACATTATGAGTACACAAGAAAAAAATATTTACAAACAGATAACTGTTCCTTCAAACAAAAAATCTTCAGTACCAACTGAAAGTAGAGCATACAGGGGCATATCTACAGTCAACCCTGATTCTTCGGGTTGGGTACTTTACGATATTGCATTAATTAAACAAGATATTATAAACAACTTTCATATTCGCCAAGGCGAAAAATTAAGCGATCCTGAATTTGGAACTATTATCTGGGACGTATTATTTGAGCCGTTGACTGATGGAGTAAAGGAAGCAATTACAACTAATGTTACACGAGTCATTAATTATGATCCTAGGGTAAATGTTGATCGAATTGTTGTAGATAGTTACGAATCTGGCATACAAATTGATTGTACATTAACATATCTTCCGTATAATATTTCAGAGAGTATGAGTATGAAATTTGATGAAGACGCTGGCTTTCTATCATAAGTGCGTACTTAATTGAAACCAATAAATACAGTATAAGAGGAAAGCAACATGTCATCAACAGATAGACAAAACAGATTACTACTATCAGAAGATTGGAAGAGAGTTTACCAATCATTCCGTAATGCGGAATTTAAATCATATGACTTTGACAATTTACGTCGAACAATGATTTCTTACCTAAGGCAAAACTACCCCGAAGATTTTAATGATTATATCGAATCAAGTGAATACTTGGCACTAATTGACCTAATTGCTTTCCTAGGTCAAAATATTGCGTTCCGTATTGACTTAAATGCTCGTGAAAATTATTTAGAATTAGCAGAGCGCCGCGAAAGTGTACTACGTTTAGCAAGATTGCTTTCCTATAATCCTAAACGTAATATTGCTTCAAATGGCTTGCTAAAAATTGAGTCAGTCTCTACTACAGAAGAAATTACAGACTCTAATGGAACTAATATTGAAAACCAAACAATTCTTTGGAACGATCCGTCTAACCCAGATTGGTACGAACAGTTTATCCGTGTAACAAATGCAGCTTTGCCAGTTAACGGTACATTTGGTCGACCTATTAAAAAAGGTATTATTAATGGAGTACCAACAGAACAATATCGCTTAAACTCAACTAATACAGAAGTCCCGGCATATGCGTTTAATAAAACAATTGACGGCAAAAGTGTACAATTTGAAGTAGTCAGTACCGATGTTACTGATTCTGAAATTATTGAAGAATCTCCCTTTCCAGGAAACAACTTTGCATTTGTTTATAGAGACGATGGCCGAGGAGTAGCAAGTTCTAACTCAGGATTCTTTTGTCACTTTAGGCAAGGAATTTTAGACCAAGGACAGTTTAGTGTAACTAATCCTAGTACAAATCAAACAGTTGCAATTGATGCTAAAAATATTAACAATAGCGATGTTTGGTTATACAAGTTAGACAGTTTAGGTAACGAGCAAGAATTGTGGAGCAAAGTAGACTCTGTTGAAGGTAATAATGTTATCTATAATAGTCTTAATAAAAACATTAGAAATATTTATAGTGTACTAACACGTATTGAAGATAGAATTAGTTTAGTATTTTCCGACGGTGTATTTGGTAATCTTCCGCAAGGCAATTTCCGCATTTACTACAGAACTAGTAAAAATCAAAGATTAGTAGTTACTCCGGATGACATGCGAGGAATTTCTGTACGTATTCCTTATGTTTCAAAAGCAGGAAAAGCAGAAGAAATTACACTAACATTTGAATTAAAATATACAGTTGACAATTCAACTATTTCAGAAACAAATGCTAGTATTAAGAAAAATGCCCCAGCAACATACTATACACAAAATAGAATGATCACTGGCGAAGACTATCAGTTAGGTCCATTAGGTGCCAGTCAAGAAATTGTTAAAGCAAAAAGTGTAAACAGAACATCGAGCGGAATTAGTAGATATTTTGATTTGATTGATGCTACAGGCAAATATTCAACTACTAATTTGTTTGGAACAGACGGCGCAATTTACAAGGACTTTTTAACACTTAAATCAAGTTTTGTTTTTGAAAACTTAACCGACATCGAAGGTGCTATTGTAAACACAGTAGAGCCTATCCTTGGCGGAATTAAATTACGTAATTATTATTACGACAAATTTCCACGTTTGCTTGTCGAAGACTTGGGAGCAACTTGGACTCAAATTACAGAAGACACAAACTTATTTACAGGACGTCTAACTAACCCCAACGGAGTAGATGTTAAAGTTGGATCGTTTACTGGTTCTAATATGAAGTTTGTTAAATTAAATTCACTACTACGATTTGTTCCACCAGAAGGGTATCATTTCTTAGACGGCAAAGCAGTGTTAGGCCAACCAGATTACAGAGGCGGCAGCTCATACAAATGGGTTAAAGTTATTAGTGTAATAGGCGACGGTACTGAACTACAAGAAGACGGCACAGGTGCTATTGTGTTTAACGATAGTATTCCTACAGGCTCTAAACTTGTAGAAATTAAAACAGCATTGCCAACGGTATTAACTTCAGATGTACAGGCACAAGTAACAGACCAAGTGTTTGCTTATAAAACTTTCGGACTGCGTTACGATCGAGATGAAGGCGAATGGCGTGTTGTTACAGAAAATAATTTAAACAGTAGTAAATTATTTTCTACTGGTAAAACTGGCGACACTACTAACCAACAACTTGATGCGTCGTGGTTATTAAAATTTACTACAGACGGTGAAAAATATACGATTACATATCGTGCTATGCGGTTTGTATTTGAAAGTGATGCAGAGATTAGATTTTATTATGATTCTAGCGATAAAATTTATAATAATAAAACTGGTAAAATTGTTAAAGATAAAATTAGTGTGTTAAACATTAATACTCAGCCAGACGATGTGTCGGCATTTAATTATGCCTTTGACTGGGAAATCATTGAGGAATATAGAGATGCCGAAGGCTACGTAGATTCCAAAAAAATTCAAGTTAGTTTCTTTGATGGGGACGACGATGGCGTAGTTGACAATCCAGAGATTTTTACAGAAATTGTTAATGAAACAATCAACCCTACAGAAAAATTAGTGTTCTTACAAAAGTATACAACACGAGACGGAGTAGATGATTTTGTGTATACTTCAAAAACTAAACTAAATGTTAAAGTTCTTGCTAAAAAAGAAGACATTGGTTCGCTAAGTCAGTATGACGACGGGCAATTATTTTACTTTATCCAAGAAGATATTTTTCAAGTATTAAATTTAACAACTAGTGAATTAGTTTTAAATTCTAATTATAAAGCAAAAATCGGCAGAGATGCATTAAAATTCCAATATGTACACGCTGCTGATTCTAATTCAAGAATTGACCCAAGTGCAAGTAATATTATTGACACTTATTTGTTAACTAGAGGATACGATAATTTATTTAGACAGTATCTAGACGGTACAATTAGTAAAGCACCAAAGCCTCCGAGTAGCGACGAGCTGTATACAAGCTATGCTACAGAGCTAAACAAAATTAAATCACTTAGCGATGAAATTATCTATCATCCAGTTAAGTACAAAGTGTTGTTTGGAAATGAAGCAAAAGAAGATTTACAAGCAAGATTTAAAATTGTAAAAAATGCAGATTTAGTTTTAAATGACAATAAGTTAAAGTCCGATGTTATTAGTGCAATTAATAGATTTTTTGCATTAGAAAATTGGGACTTTGGAGATAAGTTTTATTTCTCAGAATTAGCGAGTTATGTAATGAACGAATTAAGCCCGGACTTAGTTACATTTGTAATTGTCCCAGTTCAAGAAGATCAAACATTTGGTAGTTTATTTGAAATTAAATCCGAATCAGACGAAGTGTTTATTAGCGGCGCAAACGTAACTGACATCGATATTATTGATGCAATTACAGCAAGCAGATTAAAATCATCAGGTGTAGTAGTTACTGGATCAATAACTGCAAACACAGGTATACAAAGTTCAACTAATGGAGGCCGTAGTTACTAATGGCGTACAATAAAAACGATCAAAACGAATCACCGTTGCCGGGCGGCAGTGAGAATCCTCGTCGTACTAGTAGTCAGCATCTTCCAAGATACTTTAGAACTCAAGTAAACAACAAATTTTTAGCAAGTACTTTAGACCAGCTCATGCAGCCGGGCACTGCTGAAAAATTAAATGGATACTATGGCCGAGAAGAAGCAAAAGGTAGACAAGCAGGCGATTATTACATTGGCGATGTTTCTAAAAGTAGAAACGATTATCAATTAGAGCCTGTGTCGATTATTAAAGATTCGCTTAATAACGTAAACTTCTATGGAGACTATAATGATTATATTAATCAACTTAGGGCTCTAGGTAGCACAGTAGAAGATCACAGTGTTATTAACCAAGACGAATATTATGCTTGGAACCCACATATTAGTTGGGATAAGTTTGTAAACTTTAGAGAATATTATTGGTTGCCTAACGGTCCTCAAACTGTACAAATTGTTGGTCAAACAGACGAAGTAGTTAGTACATTCAAAGTTAAAGTAATAGACAACGGCGAAAATTATGGTTTTGTTTTTACTCCGGACGGATTAACACAAAACCCAACTCTAACTTTATATAGAGGAATCAAATATAGATTTGAAATTGACGCTGAAGGAAATCCGTTATCTTTTAGAACTAGAAAAGAAACAGCGGCGTCCTGGAGAAAAGATTGGACTTATTCACAGAATGAAAAAGTAAACTACAACGGTTCAATCTACTTAGCAACAGTTAGTCATCATTCTAAAACAGAGTTTGAAGAAGACAACTGGTACTTAGACACATCATTTAACCTTACTTCTAATATTAGTGCTCAGAGTGTAGACAAGGGCGTTATTGAACTTACTGTAGATTCTAGCACACCTAACATTATATATTATATGTCAGATTCTGATGTATATGCTAGTGGCGTAATTGATGTTAAAGATATTGTTGAAGCAACATCTATTAATGTTGAACAAGAATTATTAGGGTTGCAATCTTATACTACAGGTAGCGGATATGCTCTATCTAACGGAATGAAGGTAAAATTTGCAGGCAATGTTATTCCTAAAAAATACAGTAACGGCTCTTGGTATGTAGAAGGCGTCGGCGATAGCATTAACTTAATTTCAGAAGAAGCATTAAACATTCCGAGTGAATTTACTAAAGATTTAACAGTACAATTTGATGCAGAAGGATTTGACAGACTTCCGTTCTCTGAAGCAATTGGTTATCCAGTTAATAAAGATTACATTACAATAAACAGAAGTAGTCTTGATGGAAACTTATGGTCAAAATATAATCGTTGGTTCCATAGATCTGTTATTGAACAATCAGCAAAAATTAATAATCAAGATAATGAGATTGACGAAGCACAACGTGCATCTCGTCCTATTATTGAATTTAATTCAGGCTTAAAATTATTCAACTTTGGTACAGCAGCAAAATCAAATGTTGACTTAGTTGACACATTTACTAAAGATGTATTTTCAAATATTGAAGGTGCGCTAGGTTATAACGTCGATGGCATCGACTTAACTAATGGAATGAGAGTTGTATTCATTGCAGATACAGATCCATTAGTAACAGGTCGAATCTTTGAAGTTAAGTTTATTACTATTAATAACAGACGACAAATTACACTTGTGGAAACAGATGATTCTTTACCTGTAACAAATGAAACAATTCTTTGTACACAAGGCACATCCAACAAAGGCAAAGTTTTTTGGTATAATGGCACCTCATGGACAGAAGCACAACGAAAAACTAAATTACATCAGTCTCCGTTGTTCAGTATTTACGACAAAGACGGTATTGAATTCTCAGACACAACTGTTTACGAATCTTCAACCTTTGAAGGTACAACGTTGTTTGAATACAAACAAGGTACTGGTACAAACGATTCTGAATTAGGGTTTCCTATAAGTTATAGAAGTATTGAAAATGTAGGCGACATTGCTTTTAATTTTGCACTACTATCAGATGCATTTACATATATTCCATTAGGCGAAAGTCCAGTTACTACTGAAGTTAAATTAGGATATTTAAGAAAGTATAGTGCTATTAATACTTTCGAAATTCAAAATGGTTGGAAAAAAGCAGAAGCTAACAGCTCACAGCCTGTGATTAGACAATATATTGTAGATAACTCTAGAACGTTTTATACTGTTGATGCTTACGAGCAAAGTGGTACATTAACTGACTTATGGTTAAAAGTTTATGTTAATAATGCATTAAAGTTTAAAGATATCGATTATACTACTGAAGTTAATGCACAGAATGATTTAATTATTAGATTCAATACTACTCTGTTAGTTGGCGATAATATTATTATTAAAACTAAATCAAAAGCAGTTAAAAAGCCTAACGTTGGCAAATATGAGATTGTTAAAAGTTTAGAAAGAAATCCACTTAATACCGATATTAACGAATTTACACTAGGCGAAGTTAATGACCACGTAAGCACAATTGTCGAAGAAGTTGAAAGTTTTGCAGGAGTATTTCCAGGAGTAGGTAATTTACGAGATTTAGGTAATCTTTCAAAATATGGCAAACGTATTGTAAAACATGCCTCGCCTTTAAACTTGCCCTTATATCACATTTTGGATAAAGAAGCTAATGTTGTTAAATCTTTAAAATTTGCTCGCAGAGAATACGGAAAATTTAAACGCTCTTTCCTAAAAGTTGCAAACTCGCTTGGGTTTAGTGGCCCAGTAAAACAGCACGTTGATTTAATTTTGCAAGAACTAGTAAAAGATAAAATTCCTTCAATGCCGTTTTACTTTAGTGACATGTCTCCGTTTGGTGCTGCTAATATTAGTAATATAGAAATTGAAGAAGTAGATAGTATTTACTTTGCCTTATCAGAAGCCTTTGATCTAACTACACTAAGTTCAAAAGCAGTACATGTGTATCAAAATGGTTTACAGTTAATGCACGGTAGCGATTATACTTTTAATGATCAAGGGTTTGTTGTTATTAATACAGCAAAAGAAATTGGCGACATTATTACTATATACGAATACGAAAATACTAATGGATGTTTTATTCCTCCAACACCTACTAAGTTAGGATTGTTTCCTAAGTTTGAACCGTTAATGTTTCAAGATGACACATATTTAGAAACTCAAACTGTTATTCAAGGACACGACGGCAGTATTACTATTGCGTTTGGTGATTTTAGAGACGATTTAATATTAGAACTTGAAAAGCGTATTTTTAATAATCTTAAAAAAGATTACGATACAGATATGTTTGACATATACAACTTTTTACCAGGCCACTCTAGAACAACAGGGTTAACAACAGAACAAATTAACAGTGCAATGTTGTCTGATTTTGTGCAATGGATGCAATTAGTAGATGACGACTATACTACTAATACAGCCTTTAACCGAGCTGACCAGTTTACATTTAATCACACCGGCATGGAAGATGTAAATGGAAATACTGTACACGGTTGGTGGAGAGCAGTATATAAGTTTGCATACGACACTGATCGTCCTCACACACATCCTTGGGAAATGTTAGGATTTACAGTTAAGCCTACTTGGTGGGATACACAATACGGCGAAGCTCCGTATACTAGTAACAACTTTTTAATGTGGGAAGATATTGAAGCAGGCATTATCAACGAACCTAACAAATCTTCATATGTTAACAAAAAGTTTAAGCGCAATGGCTTAACTTCTCACTTACCTGTAGACGAATCAGGCAATTTAATTAATCCTATACTGAGTAGTTTTATTGTAAGTTATAATACTACTGATTTAAATGCAAATTTTGCTTATGGCGATCATAGTCCTGTAGAAACTGCTTGGCGCAGAAGTTCAGAATATCCATTTGCACTAATTACATCATTACTTTTAAATCAACCTTCAAAAGTAATGTCAACTTGTTTTGACAGAGAACGCCAAGTGCGCGATACGATTGGCGATATTGTATACGTTGATCCAAATAGACAGTTAAAATTAGTTGATTTACAATTCCCTAATACAATAGACGACACTTCAAGGGTGTTTACATCGGGTTTAGTAAACTATATTTACGATTACTTAACAACAAGCATCACTTCGCCTTATACTGATTATACTAGTAATGTAAAATCTATTAATAACCAAATTGGTTTTAGAGTTGCAGGTTATACAAACAAAGATAAATTTAAACTTATTTTAGATAGTAGATCTCCTACTAATAACGGCAATGTTTTTATTCCAGAAGAAAACTATAAAGTATTTTTAAGTGTCAGTGCACCTGTACAAACTGTTTTTTATAGTGGAGTAATAGTTGAAAAGCAAAGTTACGGGTTTATTGTTAGAGGATATAATAACGAACAACCGTTCTTTAATATTAATACTGCGCAAGCATTAGCAAACGATCCTATTATTAATGTAGGATCAGTTAGCACAAGCTATGTCCAGTGGGATTCAAATAAAACATATGTTAGCGGATCAACAGTAGAATATCAAAATTCATACTACAGAGTTAGTACCGGACATGTAAGTGGCCCGGCATTTGATCCAACTAAATTTACTAAACTTCCAAAATTGCCGGAAGAAGGCGGAGCAGAAGCATATTTCCGTACTGCATTTAGAAACACTATAACTAAAGTCCCATACGGAACTGTTTACAACACTTTACAAGAAGTAGTAGACTTTCTATTAGGATATAGTCATTATTTAGAATCACAAGGGTTTGTATTTGACTACTATAGTGACAAAGACGAGTTTGTTTCAAACTGGAAAACTTCTGCTAGAGAACTTATGTTTTGGTCTACACAAAATTGGAATGCCGGCAGTGTAATTACTCTTAGCCCGGGCGCATTCCAGCTTAAATTTAAATCTAAGTATTCTGTAGTAGACGATATCTACGATACATTTTACGGATATAGTTTATTAAAATCAGATGGTAAAAAATTAAAAACTGAAAATGTAAGTTTAACTAGAGAAAATCCAAATGAATTTGTTGTTAGGCCCAAAGCAACTGAAGACGGAATCTTTGCTGTACGTTTAGCGTTGGTACAAAAAGAACATGCTGTTATTATTGACAACAAAACGGTGTTTGGCGACATCATTTATGATCAAGAGCCGGGATATAGACAGGAACGTATCAGAGTACTGGGCTATAGAACTGCCGATTGGGATGGATCAATTAATATTCCTGGCTTTGTGTTTGACAATGCAAAAGTTACTGAGTGGAAACAATGGCAAGATTACTCTATTGGTGACCTTGTAAAGTACAAAGAGTTTTTCTATACAGCAAGAAACAAGGTATCAGGCACAACAGTCTTCGACGCTGATCAGTGGGTAAGATTAGTTGATGAACCGAAAATGGAACTTATTCCAAACTTTGAATATAAAGTTAATCAATTTGCAGATTTTTATGACTTAGATACTGACAATTTTGATTTAGAACAACAAAAATTTGCACAGCACTTAATTGGCTATCAAAACAGAGAATATCTTGCAAATATTATTAATGATGATGTTTCGCAGTATAAATTCTATCAAGGAATGTTGCAAGATAAAGGTACTAAAAATGCACTTACTAAATTGTTCGATGTATTAAGTAGTGCAAATAAAGAAAGTTTAGAGTTCTACGAAGAATGGGCAATCAAAGTAGGACAATACGGTGCAGCAGAAGGTTTTGAAGAAGTAGAATACTTACTTGACGAAACCCAGTTTAAACTAGAGCCGCAAAGTATTGAGCTTGTTAATACTATTACTGGAGATGAAACTGATTTAGTTTATAGAATTAGACCGTTTGAAGCGTATCTAAGTCCTAACAATTATAATCATGCACCATTTCCGTCAAAATATGTATATGACACATATACAAAGAACAACGGATATGTAAACCCACAAGATGTAGACTTTATTGTTGACAATTACGATTCTATTTTAAATATTGACTATAGCAAGTGTGTTCTTGGTAATCTTATTTGGGTAGGAAATGTTAATAGAACTTGGGACATTTTTAATCACTCTAAAGATGAGATCAGTGTTGTTGAGGCTATTGAAAATCAAGGAAATGGACAGTTAGTAACTTCGTCTACTCCTTTTAATATTAATGAAAATGACATTATTGGCATTGAAGTAGTGTTCGACGGTGAAGAAGGCAATACTGTAGTTAATGGTTTTTATAAAGTTAGTAAAATTGAAAATACAGTGCTTACACTTGCGGGACTTGTAATCGAAGATGCTATAGTTTCTGCTAGTAGAGTTTCAAGGTTAGTGAGTGTTCGAGTTGAAACTCCATTAATAGCTTCTAATTTAATTCAAGAAAATCCTGAAGTTACTAAAGTGTGGATTGACGAAGATGCAAATTACAAATGGGGAGTTCATAGCAAAACAACTTCTTGGAACTTGCACCAAACTGTTCCCTACACTGAGTCTACTACTAACCACAGCTTTGGTAGTGTGATCGGAGTTGACGGCAAAAACACAGTACTTGCAGCAGGCGCTCCAGATGACGGTAATGGCAAAGTATACATTTACTCTAGAGCTGGTAACGGTGGATCTTATCAAATCACTCAAGTCATTGAGCCGGATCTTTCTTTATCCGACTCAGGAATGCGTTACGGTTCTACACTTGACATTTCAGATGACGGCAAATACTTAGTTGTCGGTGCACCGGATGCATCTAACGTAAAAACTTCTTATAGATCAGACTTTGAAGAAGAGCAATCATATAGTCCATTAGACATTGTTCGTTATCAAGATGCACTATGGAAAGCAAATGTAACAATTCAACCAAAAGTTGACAACATTGAATTTGGAAGTTTTGAATCTGTTCCGCAAATTATGACAGATTTGTCACAAACTGAGGTAGATGATGTTCAAATACCGGTAATATTAACAGGTGACTATCCGTTTACTAATGTCATAACTGATCACTTCATTGTTAAAGCACCGTTGGATATGTATGCAGGATCTGGGATAGGCGATGCTGTTGAATTTGTCTGGAATGATCTTACATATGCAAATCAATCGTCAGCATCTCTAACATCAATTGAACCGTTTGGCGGCAATGTCGAACCATTTACAAAAGAATATTTGTCAGATAAGTTTATTATTGCTCAAAAGATTGATGCTATTTTATATATAGAAAATTCAAATACTGTTCCTTTAGACGGTCAAATTGTTGAATCAACAACTGGCTTTGGCACAGTCGCTTATCGCTTCAATCCAACAGGCGATGATGCAAGACTTGTAATTTATATTTCGAATTTAAACGGTACATTTGGAAAAGTAGGATCGTTAACAACTAGTATTGGTGAATATGTTGGTGAATATATTACAGCAGCACCAACTGATGTTGCAGCAGGCGCAGAAACTAAATGGGGCGGGTATTGGAGATTTGCTACTAAGGCAAACAGTACATATAATGTAGTTGAAAACAACTTAGATTATGGCCGAGGGTTAATTATTAATGATGTTATCCCAGCTTCAACAATAGAAGCAGATCCAACATTGGGATCTTACAATAATAGGTACTATTATAACATACTTAACTACGCAACTGATTTAACATCAAGTAAAGACACAATTCATAGTGAAATTACAACACTAAGTTATGCCGGCAATCCGGGACCTGCTGGAGTTAACGCTACGTTTGGGTCACAACTATATGTGTTAAAAGCGCCAAAACTATTAACTGACTCGTTAACAGCAGCTGGAATTACACAGGATGCCCCAGGTAATCCTCAAGTTGATGTATTTTTAAATACAATGCCGGCATTCTTATCGGGCTATGCACCAGATGTTACTACAATAGGGTTAACTAATCTAGAGCTTAACAAAAAACATACAGTGTATGATGTCTGGGACGGATACATTGACATACTTGTCACCAAAAATGACTCTAACGATCAACCGCTAGAACCTAAGATTGGGCTTACTGTACAAGATGTTACAAATTTAGGCACTGCTGAAGTTGTGTTTTATCAGAAGTTTGACAATGCAAATATTAGATTATATCTTAAAGGAATTTCAGGTAATTGGGCAAAAGGTCTTAACTTTGGAGAAAACAGAGAAATACAATGGATATCCGATGGATCAGGTGATCCGTATTATGATCCTGCAATTGGCTTTCGAGTATTTGGACAAATTCAAGAACGCAGCTTTCCGCTAGATGCAGCAGGCATTGGTAAAATGATTGTACTTAAAGCAAATGAAGATATTCCATTATCAGCTGCAAGTACAATTTTTGATGCCGAGTATTGGTTCTACGACGAACAAACAGTGCAGGGTATTCCAAGACTTGCAAATCTCCCAAGCAATAATAATAATGACTGGGAAGAAGTGTTTAACCTTCCGTTGTCCGCAACTGGCATATCAAGTGGACTAACCAACGAAGGTTACTATTCGATATATCAACGTTCAGGCGTAGGACAATTTGTTAAACTAAATTCTTATACAGTAGCAGATCGTGCTAATGATTCAAAACTTTCAGCAGATGTTAAATTTGCTAAGTCCGGCAGTTTAGATAGGTTGTTTATTAAGACAGCAGCTACTGATGTTGACCCAGGAAGAATTTATATTATTCTAAATGGCCAAGCAAACAATACAAATTACGGCTGGGAATTTAGTGCAGATAAAAACTATAGAGGTGAGTTTAGTAATACTAGAAGTTACTTTGAAGATAACATTGTTTATTTAGATAGTGTATTATATACTGCTGAAACTAATATTGCCCCAGGTGAATTTAATCCAAGCGATTGGAATGAAATTATTAATCCTTTAGATTACTTAGGATACATTCCTAATACTACTGGAAATATAGTCGGCGTAGATAGTTCATTAGTATACGATCCGATTAACGGTCAAAGCGACTTTGTTATTGACACAACTAATTTATCAGTATTTGCTAAATCTTTTGATGTAAGCAAATCCGGTGATGTAATTGTTGTCTCAGCATCATATACAAGCGATACACCAAATGCTGTATTTGTTTACAGAAACGTAAATGGGTCGTTCTATAAAGCACAAACTATCGAATCGCCTAATAAAACCACTGCTTATGGAGATAATGTTGCCATTAGTAACGACGGCAAATTAATTGCTGTTAGTGCAGCTTTTGACGACACTGCTGAAAATGATTCAGGTAAAGTTTACATTTATGCACAAGTTGATGGAGTATTTGAATTACAGCAGGAATTATATAGCCTGTCTAAAGAACGTGCTGAATTATTTGGGTGGGCTATCGACTTCGATGGCAACCAATTATTAGTAGGATCGAGAAATGGTGATTCGTTTGTTGAAACAAACTTTAGTGACAATACTACTTTTGACGGTGGATTTACTAGACTTAGATCTTACGACAAAGATGCAGGCATTGTAAGATTATATGAACGTCAAGGAAACATTTTAGTATATGCAGAAACGATTGACTATGATGCAGACGGTGTAAGATTCTTTGGCAGAACTATAAAGTTAAAGAATAACCACATTTATGTTGGACTTCCGCAGTTCCAGCGCACTCCAACTAGACAAGGGGTACTGCTTGATTATAGAATTCCAGATAACACAAAGGTATGGTCAACTCTAAGAGCTGCTAAAGATACAGTAGACGTTAATAAAATTAAACGTGTAATGTTATATGATGTAGCAAAATCAGAAATTGTACAGTACTTAGATTATATCGATGTGTTGCAAGGAAAAATTGCCGGACCAGCTGAACAGGAATTAACATATAAAACATATTATGATCCAGCAGTTTATTCTGCAGGAATTTCAGGAAACATCGATCCAACAAATAGTTGGGGCGAATCACAAACTGGTCAGCTATGGTGGAACCTAACAAATGCTAAGTTCTTAAACCCTTATCAAGATAATGTTATTTTTAGTACTAATAATTGGAACTTGCCTGCGACATCGATTAATACAATTGATGTGTTTGAATGGGTAGAAAGTGATCTATTACCGAGCGAGTGGGATTTAATAAGCGGGACAGACGAGGGCATATCTCAAGGGATTACTGGAACTTCTAGGTCAGGCGACGATGCATATGTAGTAAAAAGATTATACGACAATGCAACAGGTACATTTAGTACACGTTATTACTTTTGGGTACTTAACAAAACAACTATTCCAAATGTTGACGGACGCTTACTATCAGCGACAAATGTTGCTAATTTAATTTCAAACCCTCAAAATGAAGGTTACAGATTTGTTAGCTTTATTAGTCCTACACAATTGTCGTTAACTAATTGTGATGATTTAATTAGAAACAAAGACATTGCATTAAGTGTCCAATACTGGACAATTGACAATCAAGAAATTAATATTCACAATCAATATCAGGTTATTACTGAAGGATTAGAAACAAGTGTTCCTAACATAGATATTGAACGTAAATGGATTGACAGTTTAGTAGGATTTGACACTTCGAACCGTGCTGTTCCTGCAACAGAATTAAGTCCTAAAGAAAAATACGGTACATTAAATAGTCCAAGGCAGGGTTGGTTTGTAAATAGAGAAGAAGCATTAAATCAAGCAGTTAAGCGTATTAACGGAGTACTACTTAAAACATTAATTATTGATGACAAAGATATTTCTTCGCTAACACAAATTGATCAACCACCAAGTGTTTCTAGTAACAGATTTGACAGAAGTATTGAAACATTAACTGAACTTCAATTTGTCGGAGTTGCAAGAGCTAAACGAGCAACAATTGAGCCAATTATTGAAAACGGTAAAATTGTGCGTGTTACTATTACAGACGGCGGCCGCGGATATATTACAGCACCGCTTGTAACTGTTTTAGGAAAAGGCCAAGATGCAGTTATTACAACTGAGATTAATAGTGTAGGACAAGTTATTTCTGCAACAGTACTTGAAGAAGGACAATATTATGATGAAGCCACAGTATTGTCTGTTCGTAGATATACTGTACTAGTTGAATCAGATAATACATTAAACGGCAAGTGGGCTTTGTACGAACGTGACACTGTAAACAAAGAATGGATATTAGTAGAAAGTCAAGCATATGATGTAGTTAAATATTGGGACTATATTGATTGGTACGATACTGGTGTTAACGCCTTTACTGAAATTGATTTTATTATTGATTTTCCATATGACCTACCTTCAATTAATGATGAAATTGGTGATGTTGTTAAGATTAAAAACGTAGGCACAGGCGGCTGGCTATTATTAGAAAAAATTAATAATGAAACTGGTGTTGACTACAGCGTTAATTATAAAACTATTGGTAGAGAAAACGGCACAATACAGTTTAAAGATACACTATATGATGTACAATCTAGTTTAGTAGGTTTCGATACTACTACTTACGATGTACTGTCTTTTGATGCATTACCTAGTGCAGAAACACGTATTGTATTAGAAACAATTAGAGATAAGATCTTTATTGATGACTTAGCAATTGAATGGAACAACTTATTTTTTGCAAGTATACGTTATGTATTCTCGGAGCAAGGGTTTGTTGATTGGGCATTTAAGACATCATTTATCAAAGCAAAACACAATGTTGGAAATTTAGAACAGTCGGTAAACTTTAAAAACGATAACTTAGAAAGTTACGAAGCATACATCGAAGAAGTTAAACCATATAAAACTAAAATTAGAGAATATCTAAGTTCATACGAATCATTAGACAATTCTCAAACAGTTACAAGTGACTTTGACTTGCCTGCTAGGTTTGACCCAACGTCTGGTGTTATACAGCCGCAAGTTGTAAAGGTTGTTAACGATGCAATACAAATTTTAGATGCAGATATTACTACATATCCAAATAAAAATTGGGCAGATAATGTTGGTTTTAAGGTAGCTGAAATTAAACTTGCTGATGCAGGCAAAGGATACACTAACGCTCCTATAATTAAAATTGAAGGTAGCGGCACTGGTGCTACAGCAGTTGCATCATTAGGACGAAATGGAACTATTAGTGCTATTACAGTAACTAATAGTGGCGTAGGATACTTAACAGCTCCGACTGTAACAATTGACGGAACAGTTAACTCAACTGGAACACTAGCTAAAGCAGTTGCTATACTTGGAAACACTCCAATTAGAACTATGACAACAGCTATTAAGTTTGACAGAGTATCTGGCATATACGAATTTGTTACATTAGATACTGTAGAAACATTTAATGCTTCTGGACTAAAAGTTAAATTTGATTTAAATTGGCCGTTGGACTTAAGAACTACAAAGATTAAGATTTTTAAAGACAATGAAGAAGTACTTGGTAGAAAATATACATATCGAAATGTATTAGATCAAACTAAGGAATATGATCGTTATCTTGGACAAGTTGAATTTTTTGATCCGCCGGCAGCAGGCTCAGTGATCAAAATCGAATACTTCAAAGATACTAAACTATTGAAAGCACAAGATCGTGTTAACTTAACATATGATCCACAAGATGCACAATTTGGCAATACATTAGGGCAGCTAATGGAGGGTGTTGACTATGGCGGCGTTGAGGTTAGCTCGTTTGGATTTGCTGGAACAACTGGCTGGGATGCTGGTCCTTGGGTTGCCCAAGGATGGGATATTTACGATACTACATTTGAAGATGAGATATTCCAAATACGTGACGACAGTACACGCTACTTAACATTTGCTAAACCATTAGAAACTGGTGTAACTTATAACGTATATAAAAACGGCATAAGAATTGATGCAGATGATTTTGTACAATATGCTCCAGCTGTACCAGAAGTTCCAGCAGTACCAGCAGTACCAGCAGTAGAAGCAGATCCAGAATACAACAATGGTGCATTAATTGCCGAGAACAATGGTACAGTGTTTGACAGAGTCCTAACTGTAAACGGATTGAAACTGGTTGTTGCAGGAGCAGTAGGCGGACAAACAGCAGTACCAGATGAATGGGCAAAGAAAACAGCAAGAACAGTTGAATTAATGACCGATCCTAACGGTGCTGGCATTAACGAAACTTATCAAAGGGCGTTAATTAAAACATTAAGTGGTGACGCAGGAACATATCATGCAGGAATACCTACAGTACAAAGAGTTGGCTATGGCGGCGGAAGTACATATACACCTAACTGGTTAGAAGATGCCGG